AGTTTGGTGGGTGGTCTTGCTGGTGGTGCAGTTGGTGGAGCAGTTGGTGGTCCTCTCGGTGCTGCTGCAGGTTCTGCTGCAGGTTCTGCTGCAGGTAGTGCTTTAGGTGCTAAGAAAGGTAGGAAAAAATCTGCTGCTATAGGTGGTTTAGTTGGTGCTATGGAAACTGGTTTAACATTAACTGAGTTATTAGAAGATGAATTAGATGGAGCTGTATATGCACTATCAGGTATGAGAGGTGCATCAAATCAAATAGGTTCTGCTGCTAAAGAAGCAATTAGAAAATTAAAAAATATATCTAAATCTACAAATTTATTACAAAACGAAAAACAAAGAGTTAATGCATTAATTGGAAATATTGAAAAAGTATCAAAACCTTTTAAAGATAAAACTGTAGCTACAAGATATGGTACTGAAGGAAACTATACATTACAAGGTGGAACTAATTATAGGGAAACTGTTATGAAATTAGACGAACCTATTCCTGGTAACACATCTCCTTTTAAAACATTTGGACACTTTGATGGTATTAATAAAAATATGATTTATCATGTAAGATTTGATACTCGTTATACTCCAGATGGCAAGAAAGCTTTTTTAATTCACGAAATACAATCCGATGCTAACCAATCAGTTTCAAAAGCTTTAAGTAAATTTCAGCAATTGGGAGGAGAAAGACGTGTGAATCCTTTTCAAGCAGATATAGAATTAGGTTTATTGGTTAATAATAGAAGTCAAATGTTAAAAGAAATGGACGAAGCTATTAAGAAAGGTTTAACAGGAAGAGCACAACTTATTGCTAAAGACCTTAAAGATGTAAATCAAAAAATACAAAGAACATATACACAAGCTGCTGAATATGATGATGTAGGAAAGTATGATTATTTTCCTATGGTTGAAGCAGATTCTTACGGTGACCATGCATTAAAATATTTGCTTAATAAAGCAGCTAAAGAAAATGTTGATTATGTAGCCGTTGCCCCTTTTGACAAATTAAGTTTTAGACAAGGATACAAAGCGGGTAATGAAAGATTTTACGGTTATGCAAGTGGTAAAGGAATCGGTAATAAAGGTTCAGCTGTAATGCCAAACTTAATGAAAAAAGTTGGTAGATTCTACGATTCATCAGCAGGGCCAATAAAACTTGGTCTTTCAGATCCAAAATTACCATACAAAAAAATTAAAACAGATAAATTTAAATATCCAGATTCTCATGCAAGAAAAGGTAAAGAAGTAACATCTAAATATCACAAAGAAGCTTATCCTACAAAAGAAGAAGGTTTAACCTATGTAGCTGAGAATGATCCAGGCTTGTATTTTGATTCATTTGCTATAAAGGTTACTCCAATGATGAGAGATACATTTAAAACATATAAATCTACTGGAGGTTTAGTAGTGGATTTATTTAAACCAATGAGATAGAATAGAATTATGGCCGTAGAAAAGAACAAAGATACAATCGTAGCAGAAGAGGAAATTACTGAACAACCTGAGGGTCTTCCACCAGAAGTAGTAGTTGAAGATCAAGAAGAAGTTGAGGAAACTCCGAAGCAAGATTTTAATGCTAATTTAGCAGAGGAAATGGATGCTAGTACACTTAAATCCATGGCTACTGATTTAATCGATGAATACAAAAAAGATAAGTTATCTCGAAAAGAATGGGAAGATGCTTATATTAAAGGCTTAGATTTACTTGGTACTAAATACACAGAAGTTACAAAACCATTTAAAGGTGCAAGTGGTGTTACTCACCCTTTACTTGCAGAATCAGTTACACAATTCCAAGCACAAGCTTACAAAGAATTAATACCTAGTGATGGCCCTGTAAGAACACAAATCGTAGGTTTACAAACTCCTGCAACAGAACAACAAGCAAGTAGAGTTAAAGATTACATGAATTACTTGTTAATGGAAAAAATGGAAGAGTACACAACTGATATGGATCAGATGTTATTTTATTTACCATTATCAGGATCTACATTTAAAAAAGTTTACTATGATGAAATGTTAGGCAGACCTGTAGCTAAATTTATTCCTGCAGAAGATTTAGTTGTACCTTACTTTGCATCAGATCTTAAAGATTGTGAAAGAATATCACAATCAATGAAGATGACACAAAACGAAGTTATTAAAAAACAAGCAGCAGGTTTTTATAGAGACATAGAATTAGTTAAAGGTAATGCAGAACCTGATCAATTGCAGCAAAAATTAAATGAATTAGAAGGTGTAAAGAAAACTGGTTCAGATTATTTACACAATATTTTAGAAATACACGTAGATTTAAATTTAGATGACTACGAAAAATTTGATGATGAAGCTAAAAAAATTAAAATACCTTACATTGTAACAATCGATGAAGGTTCAGCAGAAATTTTATCTATTTATAGAAATTACAGACCTAACGATCCTAGCTACCAAAGAGTAGAATACTTTGTACATTACAAATTTTTACCTGGTTTAGGCTTTTATGGTTTTGGTTTAACTCATATGATTGGTGGTTTAAGCAGAGCTGCAACACAATCACTAAGACAATTGATAGATGCAGGTACTTTAAAAAATTTACCAGCAGGATTTAAGTCGAGAGGTATTAGAGTTAGAGATGATGACCAACCAATTCAACCTGGAGAGTTCAGAGATGTTGATGCACCAGGCGGAAATATTAGAGATCAGTTTTTTAATTTACCTTTTACCGAGCCAAGCACAACTTTATACAACCTTTTAGGTTTTGTTGTACAAGCTGGACAAAAATTTGCAGCTATTACAGACAATAATATTGGTAATGATGCTCAAAATAGAGCTGTTGGTACTACAATTGCGATGATGGAAAGAGGTTCTCGTGTAATGAGTGGTGTTCATAAGCGATGTTACTATGCAATGAGGCTAGAATTTAAAATGTTAAGCAGAATTTGTAGTGAATTTTTGCCTCCAGAGTATCCATACGATGTTTATGGTGGCCCAAGACAAATTAAAGCTACAGATTTTGACCAAAGAGTCGATGTTTTACCTGTTGCTGACCCAAATATTATGTCTATGTCGCAAAGAGTGACATTAGCACAGACACAATTGCAAATTGCACAGTCAAATCCTGCAATGCACAACTTACATGAAGCATATAGACGTGTTTATGAAGCACTTGGTACAAAACAAGTTGAAACTTTACTTAAACCTGCACCAAAACAACCTGAACCAATGGATCCTGCAAAAGAAAATGCACGTGCATTACAAATGAAGTTTGCAACTGCCTTTGAATTTCAAGATCACGATGCACATATTGCTGCACACATGGCATTTATGCAATCTAGAATGGTTCAAATTAATCCACCGGTGTATGCTTTACTTCAAGCACACGTTTCTGACCACGTTTCATTCAAAGCAAGACAAGAAGTTATGCAACAATTAGCTGAAGATCCACAAATGATGCAATTACAACAAACTAATCCTGAAGAATTTAAAATTAGATTTGATAATGCAGTTGCAACAGCTGCTGCAGAAATAACTGAACAGCTTGTAAGAGGAGAAATGGCTGCTCAGAGAAAAGAAGACCCACTTGTAAGAATTAAACAGCAAGAAGTTGATTTAAGAGCTATGGATTTACAAAGAAAAGCTCAAGAAACACAATTTAAAGCTGAACAAGATGCTATAAAAGAACAAGCTAGATTAGATTTTGAATATGATCGACTTGCACAACAAGATCAACAATCAGATGAAAGACTTGAAGTTGCAAGAGAGAAAATGAACAAAAAATGAGTCGTAACGGCTTAAGTGGAGGAAAAAAATATGGCCCACCACCTGACAGAGGCCCAAACCCCCAAGGTATCAACACCAAAACAAGTAAAAAATACAAACTTGTACGAAAAACTAAGCGAAAAAAATAAAATAATTTTTTTAGCTGGTCTTTTTGATGGTGAAGGTAGTTTTGGACTTTGGTCAAAAGGTAAAGGAGCATCAAAACCTAAATACTTTGCTGCGTCAGTAGAAACTACCGATGAAGATATGGTTAAAAGATTTTATGATATGTTTGGTGGAACATTTTACCCTTGCAAACAAAGAAAATCTCATTGGAAAACAACTTACAGGTGGAAGATCTGTGGTAAAGGGGCTTTTCTATGTATGGATAAAATGATAGACTATATGTGTTTAAGGAGACAGGAGAAATATTATGTGGCTAAGTGCAATTAAACTTGCTGTAAACGCTGGAAGCAAAATTTATGCTAACCGTCAAAAGACAAAGATGGCTATGTCTGATGCACAACTAATGCATGCAGAACGTATGGCCCGAGGTGAAGAACAGTACCAGGGAAAATTGCTAGAAGCCCGTCAATCAGACTGGAAGGACGAGGCAGTTCTCATAATTCTCAGTTTGCCCGTGTTGGTGCTCGCTTGGGCAGTCATATCGGACGATCCAACTGCGATGGACAAGGTAAAATTATTTTTTGACATGTTCTCACAGCTCCCGTCATGGTTCACAAATCTTTGGATCCTTGTAGTTGCGAGCATATATGGTATAAAGGGAACACAAATATTCCGTAATGGAGGAGGCAAAAAATAATGGCTTGTTGGAAAAATTATAAACAAATAGGAATGAAGAAAAAAGGTAATAGACTAGTTCCTAATTGTGTACCTAAGAAAGCAAATACTGGTGTGGCAGTAAACTTGAAAAAAGAAAAATTTAAAAAACAAAAACCAGAAGGAACAAAAAGTGGTTCAACAAGACCAAAAAATATGACACCTAAGGGTCACCTAGTAGGAGATGCTTATGGTCACAGAGGTAAAATGGATTACGTACCAACTAAAAGATTTTTAGTTGGTGGTTTACTTACTGCAGGTATTAAATATGGTTTTAAACAATACAAAAAAGCAGGTGGCAGAAAAATTATTGAAATTATGAAATCAGGCGTTAGAGGTGCTGGAAAAAGATCTGATGCAAAAACAGATTTAGCATACGGCATTAAAATGCATGGTGGAAATAAACTCACAAAAAGAGATCTAGCAAAACTTTACAGAGCTGCTTATAAATAACACTTGAAAGAACTAATTATTACATTATTAGTTTTAGTTAGCGGCAATAAAATAGAAACAAAAAATATTGTTATTTACGAATCATGTTATACGTGGTATGAAAAGAACGTTAAAATGCACGAAATAAAAACTACTTTTTTTAGCCAAAGATCTTATCATTTATACGAAGGTCAACGTATTGTTGGTTATGCATGTAGTGATCAAAATCCTAAATAATGGAACCTAAACCAACTAAATATGGAATTGAAGGCGATAGTGTTGAATATGAATTACTTGAAAAAGTATGTAGTTTAATTAATACTGAAAAACCTTTTACTTGTGAAGTAGGTGTAAGATTAGGTAAAGGCTCATACACCATATTAAAATCTTTAAAACATAAAAATCATTGGCATATTGGAATTGATCCATATGGAGATATAGACTATGAACATTTTGATAAAAATTCTGGAATAAAGCATAAAAGTGGAAAATCTCCTACTTATCCAAATTCAATGAAAACTACGTTGCTGCAAAACATTGGTTTTGACAACTTTACTTTATTTCACATGAGTGACACTGATTTTATGAATAAATTTTCTGAAGGTGTGCCTATTTATAGAAAACAAAGAGAAGTTATAAATAATTATGATTTAGTATTTTTAGATGGCCCACATAAAACATTTGATGTGTTAAAAGAGTTAGTATTCTTTGGAGAAAGGCTAACTAACCAAGGATTTATTATATTTGATGATTATACTACATATAACTTTGATCTCTTGATTAAAGTTGCAGAACTGATAAACATTAAGCCTATGCATATAATGGAAAATAAAATTGTTATGAGAAAATATTAATGGACATAGATACAATATCGTTAATACAAAAAATAATAGCGAAGAACCTTGAAAGATACAAACAAAACGCTATATATGGTGTTGACACCCTAGAGAAACTACAATATGTTAGGGGTCAAATCAGATCGCTAGAAGATCTGCAACAGGATATAAAAGACCTGCTGTCAAAAACGGAGTATGACGATGAAGAAGTCCACGGAGACACCGAAACGGACTGAAGCACTTTTAGACGCGTATAAAAAACGCGAAGAAGTAGAAACAGTCCTAGATCCCAAAGGGATCAAACAATCAACCTTAGATAAATTACCGACACCTACTGGTTATAGAATTTTGGTATTGCCATATGCAGGGCCAAAAAAGACTAAAGGTGGTCTGTATTTATCTGACACAACACAAGAAACAATACAGATGACAACTGTCTGTGGTCTTGTGCTAAAAATGGGAGATCTTTGTTATCATGACAAAGATAAATTTCCTAAAGGAGCTTGGTGCAAACTAAATGATTGGGTAATTTTTAGTAGGTACGCAGGTTCTAGATTCAAGATAGAGGGTGGTGAAGTAAGGGTACTGAATGACGATGAAGTTATTTCTACTATTTCTAATCCAGCCGATATTTTGCACCATTATTAAGGAGGAAAAATGGCTGAAGAAAACAAAAGTCCAGATGTGGAAATAGACACGGATGGCGTTCAAGAACAGACAATTGATGTTGATGCACCTAATGTTGGCAATGAAGAGTTTGAAAAAAAACAAGATGTCGATTTAGGTTATGTAGATGTCAGTAATCAAGACAAACAAGAAGAACCAAAACAAGAAACAGATTCAAATGAGAAAAGCGAAGATAAAACATTTGAAAATGAAAGAGAAACTAAATTAGAAAAGAAAACTGAAGACGAAGAAGGTCTTAAAGAATATTCTGATAAAGTTCAAAAACGAATTAAGAAACTTACATATCAAATTAAAGAAGCAGAAAGAAGAGAACGTGCTGCAGTTGATTATGCTAAAGGTCTTAAAAGTAAGTACGAAACTACTGAAAAGAAATTTGAGGAGACAGATACAAATTATCTTAAGGAGTATGGTGCTAGAGTTGATGCAGAAAGAGAACAAGCAAAAGCTAGTTTAAAAGCTGCATTAGAATCTCAAGATGCTGATAAAATTATGGAAGCTAATGATAAGCTTACACAATTAGCTGTTGAGAAAGAAAAAGTTTCAATGTCTTTAGGTGAAAAAGAATTGAAAAAGAAGGAATCTGAACAAAAACCTCAAGAAGATGTAGCTGCTACACAACCACAAATTAGCCGAAAAGCTCAACAATGGGCAGAGGATAATGAATGGTTTGGTAGTGATAGAGTGCTAACTTCTGCTGCAATGGGAATACACGAAGATCTAGTACAGCAGGGAATTGACGCAGAGACTGACGAATACTATAATCAAATTAACAAACGTATGAAGGAGTATTTCCCTCAGAAATTTGCTCAATCTACAACTGAAGTAGAAACAAAAGCTGCACCCGTCCAAAACGTAGCTTCTGTTAGTCGTAGATCTGGAGGACGCAAGTCTGTGAAACTCACCAAATCGCAGGTAGTTATCGCTAAGAAATTAGGGGTGCCACTAGAGGAATACGCAAAATACGTGAAGGAAGGAGCCTAATATGGAAAATATTAAAAGTAAAATTAAAACTTCACGCGAGTCTGAATCTAGAACTAAAACTTCTAGAAAGAAAGATTGGACTCCACCATCCAGTTTGGATGCTCCAGCTGCACCGCAAGGATATGCACACAGATGGATAAGAACTCACACTGCAGGTTTTGAAGATACAGGTAATGTTTCTAAAAAACTGAGAGAGGGTTGGGAATTTGTAAAAGCCGAAACTATTTTAAGTGAAATCGGTTCAAACGATTACCCAGTTATCCATGAAGGAAAACATGCTGGACTCATCGGAATTGGTGGCCTTGTGTTGGCAAGGATACCGGAGGAGATTTTGAAAAGTCGTGCTGAGTATTTTAGAAGAATAACTCAAGACAGAACAGACGCGATAGATAGAGATCTTATGAAGGAGCAACACCCGGACATGCCAATCAATATTGATAGGCAGTCTAGAGTTACCTTTGGTGGTGGACGTAAGAAATAATTTTTTTGCACTACCTACCTGAGATAGCTTGGATAATTAAAACATAAGGAGAAACAACTATGGCTAACGTAGCTGAAAAGTTCGGTCTAAGACCGTACAGAAAACTAGACGGTACACCATTAGTAGGTGCTCAAAACAGATATACGATTGCTAGTGGCTATGCGACTGCGATTTACCAAGGTGACTTAGTGGAACCACTAGGTACTGGTAACATTCAGAAACATGGTGCTAACACATCTGATGCTGTTGTGGGCGTTTTCAACGGATGTTTTTATACTGATCCAACTACTCAAAAACCAACGTATAGTAATTACTATCCTGGTTCAATCGCTGCGAGTGACATTACGGCATTTGTAATCGATGACCCAGACGCTGTATTCTTAATGGATGCAGACGCTGCGTTCACGAGAGCAGATCTTTATAAGAACTACTCTGTAACGAACACTACTGGTGTTACACAAACAGGACTGTCAAAAGCACAACTTGATGTATCAGTATCAGGTACTGCGGCAACA